GCGGCGATCGTCGCGGGTCCGCGCTTGCCGTCGACGACGAGGTCGTAGCCGAGGCGGTTGAGCTTGGCCTGCTGGGTGGAGATCCACGCGGTGGAGTAGCCGCGGTTGTCCCACCCGGGATCGGCCGGCGCGGGGACGGGCTTGCCGCCGCCGAGCGCGTCGAGGTGCTTGCTGACCAGGCCGAGGAAGTAGGTCCAGGGGAAGTTGGGGCCCGGGTCCCAGTGGCTCGACTTCTTGTACACGCGGTTCACGTCGACGTGGCCGGCGAACCCCTTCGCCTTCGACCGGATCTGCGCGTCGGTCAGGCGACGGACGGGGATGTCGTACTTCTTGCACCACTCCGCGGCGCACAGGGCCGCGATGTTCAGCGCCTTGAGGGAGAACGCGTCGGCCCAGTCCGCGGCCGTCTGGCGCGCGTACCCGGCGATCTCGATGTTGAGGGAGCGCGCGTTCGCGCCCGGCAGCGTCCACGCCGTGTCCTCGTCTGCGACGACCCGCACACGCGAGTCGTCGTCGACCGTCCACTGCGACGACGCGTCCACCCGCTGGAAGTACGCGGCGACGTTCTCCGCCGTCTGCGACCCCTCCGGCGCCTCCATCGTGTGGATGCCGATCAGGCTCACGGCCTCGGCACGACCCCGGTAGCGGCGGGTCGTCAGGTTCGTTCTCGTGGTGACCACGATCTGGTGCCTCCTCGGGCATGACGAAGCCCCCGGGCCGACGGCTCCGGGGGCTCGTGGGTGGGGTGGGTCAGGGCTGCGGGCTGAGCCGTTCGATGCGGCGCACGAGCGCCTCGTGCTCGCGCCGCGACTCGGCGGTGTGCCCGTCGAGGCGGCGCGTCACGGTTTCGACGGCGTCGCGGTCTTGGCGGATGTCCTTGCGCACGCCCTGGATCTCGGCGTCGTGGCGCTTCTGGGCGTCCTTCACGTCGCCGAGCTCGTCGAGGACGGCCTCGAACTTCTCGGCGACGGCGGCGAGCACGGCCTCGTGCTTCTTGTCGAGGTCGTCGCGCAGGTTGATCGCGTGGCTGTTCTTCACCTCGTGGCGGGCGCGTCGCGACTCGCGCCAGCCCTGCACCGCCGGCCAAGCGATCAGCACGAGCGCGGTGACGATCGCCCACGCCCACCACGGAGTGCCGGAAGGCGGCGGCGTCATCCGATCAGTACCGCGGACAGGCGCGGGTAGGACTGCGTGTGCGTGTTCGCGGCCGCGCCCGACGACTGGTACTGGTTCACCGAGATGTAGTCGCCGGCGGCCAGTCGCACGGGGAAGCTGTAGACCTCGGACGTTGCACCGGCGAGCAGGTTCGGCGCGAACGACCGCAGCGTGTTGCCGTTCTTCCTGGCGACGATGATGCGCGACCCCGTGTTGGCGGCGGGCCCGAACGAGCTGGTGTACGACACCTGGTAGACGCCGGGTACCGTCGCGGTGATGCGCCCCGGCGCGCCGGAGTTCCACATCCCGCCGACGTTCTCGAGCGCGGCCGAGTAGGTCATCTCGGTCTCGGCGCCGTTCGTCATCGACTGCACGGCCGTGGCCTGCACGTCCACGAACGGGCGTGTCCCGCGAACGGCAGCGACCCACGCCCCGCCGGACCGCATGTACAGGGTGGAGTCCGCGGCGACCCAGGCGAGCTGCCCGTTCGCGGGTGAGGAGAGCTCGGCGTCTCGGTCGGCGATCGTGTTGTACCGGGGCACGGCCCGGGATCCGAGGAAGTCGAACAGGTTCTTGAGGTACGTGGCGATGTTCGCCGGGTCGGTGTAGTCCGGGAGACCCGTGAAACCCTGCCACTGGTCGGTCAGCATGTCAGACGCCCTCCGGGGTCTCGGGTGCCGGCTCGGTGTCCGGCTCGGGGTTGGGGTCGGGGTCGTGCTCGGTCGGCGGGTAGAGGGCGCTGATGCCGAGCAGCCCGGCGCGGGTGATGACGACGGCCTGCACGTCGTCCGGGGAGAACCCGAGGCCGGCCATGATGCTCGGCGGGTCGTTCCGGTCGACCGTGACGGGGTCGGGCGGGAGCGGCTCCTGCTCGCCGTCGGGCACCAGCTCGCCGACGCCGTCGGCCGGGGTATCGGGCGGGGTGTCGGTCACAGGGTCACCTCCGTGGGTGCGGTGTAGATGAGGCGCAGGCTGGCGTGCCGGTCCAGCTCTGTCGCGGACGACGCCGAGAACGCGTCCGTGGGGGACGTGGACGAGAACGCGATGCCGGTCAGCACGCCGGTCGCGAGCGCAACCACCCAGGTGGACGGCAAGGTCCACGTCACGGTCTGCCCCAGCTGGAACGGGGCCAGAGTGAGAGGGCCGTACCCGGACACCCAGGACGGCGACCCCTCCGGGGGCGGGCTCGCCGTCGTGTACTTGTGCCCGAACATGCGCGGCGCCGCCTGCGGGTTCGACAGCGTGTCCGAACGAGTCATGGACAGGGTGACCAGGTGCACGGTGCCGGCCGCGGCGGCGATGGCGTCCAGGGCCGCGCGCGCGCCGTGGTAAAGCAGGTGCGTGACGTCGTCGGCGGGGCGCACGACCGGCTCGCTGCCGTCGCCGGCACCGCCGCCCTGGAACGGCCACCGGCCCTGCATGACCGTCCCGTGTGTACGCGCGTCCCAGTTGGTGACGTAGTCGTACAGCCACCAGGCGCCTGTGCCTGTGTTCTGCTCGAGATGCCAGTTGTTCACCAGCGGCAGTTCGAGCGTCCGGTACACCGGCGGCGACGACGGCGCGGTCACGACGCCGGCAAGGACCCACCGCCCCGCCACGGGCAGGATGAGCGCCCGGGCGCCGACGGAGGGCAGCGCCGCCTGGCCGAGGACGTCGGGCTGGAACGTGTCGCCACCCTCGATGAACCGCACCGTCACCGCGACGGGCGGGCCCGCGGACACCGCCGTCACGATCGCGTACCGGCCCTGCGCGGGCAGCTCGCGGCGGATCATGTCCAGCACCGCGGACGGGGACGTCACGAGACCACCGCCCGCAGATCACGCGTGCTCACGGGGAAGTCGCCTCCTGGTGTCAGGGGAAGGGAGAAGGAGTCGATGACGTGCCGGCGCACCGTCTTCGTCCGCCCGGACACGCTCGTGGGCACGACGACGTCGACGACGTCCCACGCCTCGAGGCCCGCGTGCGGCACCGCCGATAGGTTCAGCCCCGCCTGGGAGCCGACCCGCTTCGCTCCCTCGGCGGCCGCCACCGCCCGGCACTGCGCGAGCGTGGTCAACGACGGCTGCGACAGGATGTCCGTCGCCTTGCCCCACGCGCCGGCGTCGGGGTCGCCCCACCTGGTGGGGCTGCTGGGGTCCTCGTCACGCCAGACACCCACGATCGGGTCCGTGGCACCCTCGGGCGTGGCGCCCTGCACGACCATCTGGTTGACGACGCCCGCGCGGGTCTCCGACCGGCGGGAGTCCAACAGCGTGCGCCCCTCCCCCGGCGCGAACGTCCACACCGCCGGCGACGACGTCGTCGGCGCGTCCGTGATGACGAACTGTCCCAGCGGGTCCGCGTACACCTGCGCGCCGATCGAGCGCGCCAGGGTGAGGATCAGCCCCCACCTGTCGGTGTCCTCCGTCAGCGCCTGCACCGGAGCGTCCCGGGTGGCTGTGGCGATGACGACCGCCTGCGGCAGACTTTCGCGGATCAGCACGCCGATCAACGCGGCCGCCGACGGGCCAGCGACGGTGCGCGGCGAGGAGAACGTGTCGTCCGCGACGTAGGCCTCGCGGGACACGCCCGTGAGCGAGACCTCAGTGCGGCCGAGGTCCGACCCGTCCAGGTTGTCGATCCGGAACCGCCCCACGGGGAGCGTGAGCGGGCGGCCGTCCGACGCGATGAGCGAGTGCTTGATCCGCACCTCGTGCCCGCGCGTCGCGAGCACCGGGGCCTGCACCAGAGGGTCCGGCAGCGCCGGCGTCTCCGCGTACAGCGACGTCGGCAGGAACGGCGGGAGGGTCAGGTTGCAGCTGCGGCGAGTCGTCGAGTTCGCGTCGACCGAGATGTCCCCGCCAGCGACAGGCAGGTTCGAGTACAGGCGCACGCCCGCCTTCCACACGTCCGCCACCACGGACAGCCCGTTCGACCCGGTGACGACCTCGCCGTACCCCTCGGGCAACGGCCACATCTACGACCACGCTCCCGTCGCGAGATCCAGCAACGTCAGCTCCGCATCGACGATCGCCTGCAGCGTCGGGAACGCGTCGCGCACGTCGCCGAGGGTCGTGCCCGTCCACCCGGACGCCGGGCCTGCGGGAACCGCCGCCTCCTTGAGGGTCAGCGTCGTCACCCGCAGCGGCTGCAGGTCCGAGCGCCGTCCGGCCGGGTTCGACGTCGACATCGACTGCACCTGGTAGTACCCCGAGGGCAGTTCCTCCGGCTGCCCCGTCTGGATCAGCACCACCTGACCCGGCGCCTGCCGGACCGCACGCTGGAGCGCCGCCAGATCCCCCGGGCTGTACGTCGACAGCTCGAGCGTTGTCGTCAGCGCACCTATGCCCGCCGACTGCGCCAGCGCGCCCGCGCCCGACTGCGCGATCGTCGGACCACCCGGGATGTCCCACGACCCGCCCAACGTCTCGCGCGCCATGTCCCCGACCGTCCGCACCTTCGCGCGCACCGTCATCTCCGGGCGGCCCGGGACCTTCACCCACGCGCCCCACAGACGATCCGGCAGGAGCGTCTGCACCGTGCTGGTGGTCGCCCACAGGCTCGCGCCGGCGTCGTTCATCGCCACCGCGGTGTACTTCACCGACGCATCGGTCGGAGCCTCGTTGTCCGACCAGACGACGGAGCCGCCCGGCGCGGTCACGTCCTCCAGGCCCCGCACCGGGACGGTGAGCTCGTCCCCCGCCTTGCGGGTGATCCGTACCCGCGTGACGCCCGCGGGCCACCAGTTCGACCCGTCCACCACGAGGACGACGAGGCAGCGTTCCGGGTCCCACGTCGCCGTCAGCGCGGGCGGTAGGTAGGTCTCCGTCGAGGTGGAGGCGTTCGCCGCGGCGGTCCAGTCGTACCGCAGCGTGGCGGTGTCCGGGGTCGAGCCGTCGAAGAAGCCCTGCACCGCCGCGCGTGCCTCGGCCTCGGTGTCTGCAACCGCGATGACGGCCTTGCGGAATCTGAACCCGTTGTTCGGGGACGCGACGGGGGTCGGCCAGGCGAACAGGCGGAGGTATCCGCCGGCGCTGCGCGTCTCGACCTGCGCCGCGTGGACGATCCGAGTGAACCCCGTGGTCGTCACAGGCGTAGCGGCGGAGCGCTGGCTGGCGTAGACGACCGTCCCGCCGTCGCCGTACCCGTTGATCACCACGCGCATGTTGGCCGCAGTGCTCGTGTCGAGCGCCTTGACGTCCAACCCGAAAGCGACCCACTGACCGATGGCGGGGTTCGGGCGCGCCTCGGTGGCGGAAGCCTCGGCGTACACGCCCCCGCCACCGGCCGCGTCGAGCGCCTCGATGCACGGCTCACCACCGTCGTTCGCGACGAACGTGATGCTCTCTCCGGACGACACGGCCCAGCCGGCGGTGCTGCCGGCCGGGCGCGGGTTCGTGACGAGGTTCGTGCGCAGAAGTGTCGCCACCTCAGACCCTCCTGTTCATCGCTGGTAGCGGGACTGCGAGTCCTGGGCGGCCCCCGTCGCTGCGACTACCCGGGCCGCGGTGTTCTGCGACGCCCGGATGATGTAGTCGCCCAACGCCTGGATGTCCTGCGGAGACATCGGCGTCACCTGCACCTGCGTCGCCGCGAGCGCCGGGGGGTTCACGTTCCCGATGGGCAGTTGGTAGGCCGCGGCGGGCAGGCGGGAGGGGATGTCGAGCAGGTTGGACGCCGCCTGGGTGACGTCGGGTTCGACGTCCTTGAGCCCGAGGACTGCGCCCTGCCCCACGTAGGTCATGAGGCCGCGGAACACGCGGGACGGGGACTTGATCCCGAGGGCCCGCTTGAGGGCGTTGACCATGCCGGTGGCCGTCGAGTTGATCTGCTTCTCGACGTCGGCCTGGGAGTCCTTGAGGCCGGAGACGAGGCCCTTCGCCGCGTTCAGGCCGCCCTCGTAGAACCCTTCGGTGACGACGTTGCCAGCCCGGCCGGCCCACGTGTCGATCGACGCGTAGGCGTCGTTCAGGCTCTTCGCGTCGGCCTTCGACAGCTGCAGCAGGGCATCCGCGGCCGGCTGGCCGGCCTCGATGCCCATGGTGGCGATCTCCTGCATGATGACGCCGGAGAACCCCTTCTCCTGCAGCTTGCGCATGGTCAGGGCGAACTTCTTCGCCTTGGCCTGGTACGCCTTCGCCGAGGCGAGCAGCGACTTGCCCGACGGCGTGCTCGCCGGGGTCGTCTTCTGCGTGTACCAGACCTCGCCGCGCGCGTTCGTGTGCCGAACCTGCTCGGTCTTCGCCTCGGTCGACAGGTCGGAGAACGCGCCGCCGAGGCTGTATCCGCCGGTGATCGCCGACCGGACACCCGACTTCACGTCCTCGAGCTCGGCGACCTTGTCCTGCGCCTTCTCGAGCTGCTTCGTCAGGTCCTCGGCGTCCTTGTACAGGTTCCGCAGGCGGGTCTCGGCCCGGTTCGCGGTCCCCATCAGCGACTTCGACTGCTTCTTGGTCAGGTCGCCGGACCGGGCGAGGTCGCGCATCTCGTCGACGACGCCGTAGGCGCCCGACAGGCCGCCCGTGACCGACTCGCGGATGTTCCCGCGACGGATGTCGGTCCGGACCTCGGTGCGCTGCTCCCGCAGCCGCGAGAGCCGGTCGCGCTGCGCCTCGACCTTGTCGCGTCGCCGGTCGAGCTCCTTCTCGAGGCGGTCGAGCTTCTTCTCCGCCTCCCGAACCCGTCGGGCTGCCGCCTTGTCGTCGGCGTCGCCCTTCGACTTCTTCGCCTCGCGCTCCGCTTTCTCCGCTGCCTTGACCGCCGCCCGCTGGTTGCGGACACGCGCCGACATCGCGGAAGCAGCGCGCTGCGCCGACTCCAGCGACCGCTCCGCCGAGCCGACGCCGCCACCAGCGGCGTACCCACCGAGGCCGAGCGCGGCGGCGCCGCGAGCGTTGAGCGCGCCGAGCAGGCCCGGCGCGGCCCGCTCGATCGAGCGAGACGAGTCCTGGTTGATGACCCACTCGCCCTTGTGGACGATGCCCGCGGGCTCGTACTTCCCGCCGGGGCCGGTGAACCCGCCGTCGTCGAACGTCTGCCCGCCCGTGCGGTTACCCGGGCCGGCGTTCTGCACGATCTGGGTGTTCGTCCGGATGGTGATCGTCTTCGAACTGGGCAGGTTCAGGATCTGCCGACGGACGGCGTCGATCTCCGCTGCCGCGTTCCCGCTCTGGACGTCGACCTTCGCCGTGTACGTGCCCGGGATCAGCCCGAGCTCGTTCGCGAGCGCCTCAGCCTTCTTCGTGGGCATGCCCATCGACTCGGCCGTCTTCACGAACGAGTCGCGGGCGCCCTGCATCTTTTTCTGCAGGGTCTCCGTGCTGGCGCCGGTCTCCCGCAGCGAGTCGACCAGGTCGAGGCCCGAGGACGCGATGTTGTCCAGGGCGTCCTGGTTGGCGCGCCCCTCCTCGGTGTTGAGGTCGAGCGTCTTCCCGTTCCTCTCGAGGGCCTCGCTCGCGGCGTCCACGGCGTCCTTGTAGGACCGCTGCGCCTCACGCGCGGAGAGAGTGCCCTGGTACAGCTTCTGCTGCGCGTCGTACTGCTCCTCGGCGGCCTCCGCGGCCGCGAGGTAGGCGTCCGCGGTGTTCTGGGCGCCGTCGGCGGCGTCGTCCATCACGGGCTTGATCTGGCCCGTGGCGATCTGCAGCAGGGTCTGGTCGTCGGTCGCGAGCCCGGCGGCGTCCGCGATCCCGATGAGGGCGTCACGGAAGCCGGGCATGACCGTGAGCAGGTCCTCGTTCACGCCGCGGTAGTTGCCCGCCGCGTTGCCCATCGCCTGGAACGCCTCGACGGCGGCCGGCATGTCGGCCTGCGCGAGCTGGCCCAGGCCGTCCCCGACCTGGAGCATGCGGTCCCGCAGCTCGGAGGACTTGACCGACGCGTCACCGAAGACACGGGTGACGGAGACTCCGAGGTCGGATGCGTGGCCGCCGATGGTGTCCCACGCGGACGGGTCCGCCATCGTTTCGAGGAAGTGCGCGAAGTCCCGGCCCCGGGCGAGGTCGGAGTCCTTCGGGAGCATGTCGCCGAACAGGTCCTTGACGACGTCGCCCGACGAAGCGAGGCCCTTGATCTTGGCGTCGACCTCGTTCGTCCCCAGGGCGGCCCGGTCCGTGACGCTGTTGAGCGCCTCGAGCGCGGACACGGCGGCCGTGATCCCGACGGCCCACTTGCCAACGTTCTTGCCGATGCCGACCGTCTTCTTCGCGGTCTCGTCGGACATGATGCCGAGGTCGACGACGGCCTTCACCGTGTCGCCGACGGCGCCGCGAAGCTTGCCCATGGCGGCGACGCCGAGCAGCCCGAGGCCTGCACCGCCGGCGATGAGCAGGATGCCCTGCTGCACCGGGTCCGGCAGGCGGGTGAACGCCGACACCAGCTCCGTCGCCTGCTGGGTGAGCAGGCGCAGCGGACCGTCCGCGCCGGAGCCGGCACCAATCATGGCCGTCTCGAGCGCGCCGGTGAACTCCTCGATGTCGCCGCGGAGGTTGTCCATCTTGGTGGCCGCGGTCTCGGCCGCGTACCCCTGGTCGTCGACCTGGGAGATCCAGTCCGCGATGCCGGCGGCGCCCTCGGAGTACAGGACGTTCGCGGTGCGCAGCGCGTCCGTGCCGAAGATCGTTGCGAGCGCCGCGTTTCGGGTTGCGTCCGACTGCCCCTTGAACGCCGTCTCCAGCTGGCCGGCAAGGGACGTCATGCCGACGAACTGGCCGTTCGCGTCGTAGGCGGCGATGCCGAACTCGTCCATGGCCTTCGCGGCCTGCGAAGACGGGTTGGACAGCGCGATCAGGGCGGTCTTGAGAGAGGTCCCCGCGTCCGAGCCGAGGAGGCCCTGCTGGGCCATCGCCGCGAGCGCCCCGGTCGTCTCCTCGATCGACAGGCCCATCTGCGAGGCGATGAGGCCGCCCTGGTTGAGCGCGGCGCCCATGTCAGCCACGCCGCCCATGGCCTTGCCGGCGCCGGCAGCAAGCAGGTCGGCGACGTGGGACGCGTCGCTTCCGGCCAGGTTGAACTGCTGCATGGCCGTGGCGGCGTAGGACGCGGCGTCCGCGAGCTCGAGGTTGTCGGAGGCGGCGAGGGCGAGGGTGCCGTCGAGCGCGCCGCCGAGGATGTCGGATGTCGAGAGACCTGCCTTCGCGAGCTCCTCGATGGCGTTCGCTGCCTCGGTGGCGGAGAACGCGGTCTCGGCGCCGGCGGTGATCGCGGCCTCGCGGAGGGCGTCGATCGAGTTGCGGGCGTCCTCGCCGGTGGCGGCGACGTTCGACATGGCCTGGTCGAAGTCCATGAAGGACTTCACGGCGAGGCCGGCGACGGCGGTGAGCCCGGCGCCCATCAGTCCGAGGGTGTTCCGCAGGTGCTCGGCGCCCTGCTCCGCGGCCTGGAGCTGGTCCTCGAGATCCTTGAGCCGGGCCTTGTCGGAGATCTCTCCCGTGGCCTTGGCGGCCTCGTCCATCTTCCGCTTGAAATCGGCGACGTCGGCGCGGAGGCGGACGATGATGGCGCGTTCGGCCACGGCTTCACCCCCTGGGATCTGTGACGGTCTGAGAGGATGTGCGGCATGGGACCCAGCGCCGCGCACACCGCCCTCGGTTTCTTCGTGTTCCTGCTGGTCGTCGCGGTCGTCGTGACCGTGGTCGTGCTGGTCGTCCGGGCGGTTCGACGGTCACGGGCGGAGCGTGAGCGTCGACACCAGGAGGTGCTTGAGGCGATGCGGCGGCGGGACTCCTGATCCCGTGAGCGAGCGAGAGGGACCGCGCGACGGCGACTGGTTGCCGTGGTTCAGCGCCGTGGGTGGTGGGGTCGCGGTCTTCGGTGTGATCGGCGCGGTGACCAGCCATGACCCCGGTCCTGTTCCGCTGCTGGTCGCGGTGTTCGGCGCCGTGGTGTTCGTCGTCGGGGTTCTCTGGCGCGCGAGGCAGCGCCGCAGCTAGTCCTTTCCGCGCGTGTCGACGATTCGCGGCACCGTTCCCGGGACACGGCTCTTCGTGTCCTTCTGCCACCGTTCGAGCGCGGCCTCGGTGTGGTCGACGAGGGAGTCGTCCACCTCGAACCAGCCGTCAAGGTCGGGGTCGGTGGCGAGCCGCCACGGGATCCCGTGACGGTTCAGCGAGTCCTCGTAGAAGGTGAGCCCCTCGGCGAGGAGGCGGTCCTTGTGCGTCCACGGTGCACCCGGCTGCGAGCGGCCCAGGTACACGAGAGGCGGCGCGCTCCACGAGCGCGCCGCCTTCAACGACAGGACGAGTCGGGGGCTCCGCTCAAGCCCCTGCGCGATGAGGGGCGGCGATCTGGACCTCCTCGAGCGTGATCCGCTCAAGCGCGGCCGTGAGGTCGCGGATGTGCCGGCGGCCGCCGGGCCGGGCCTTCACGCGGCGGAGGCCGTCGAGAGAAGGTGCGGGCTTCGCCTCGCCGGCGACCTCCACGCTCTGCACCGCGCGGGCGAGCCCGCGCAGGTCGATCTCCTCCTTGGCCTTCCTGATGTCCTCGACGTGCTTCTCGACGCGGCGCATGTACGCCTTCTGCTGCGCGGCCGTCGCGCCCGATCGCAGCGGATCCGGCGTCTCGGGAATCCCAACCTCGTCGGCGATCTCGCGGATCTCGTCCTGGTCGAGCGCCCGGATGTGCCACACCTCGCGGTTCGCCTCGTACCGCGCGTACAGCTCCTCCGCCTCGCCGACCAGCTCGGCCAGGCGGGCGCGAGCGTCCGCGAGCGCCTGCGGTACCTGCTCCGTCTCGCCGAGCGAGGACTCGGCGCCGGATGCGGCGGCCTCCCCACCGAGCGCAGCGCCGTCGCCAAGAGTGGCGTCGTCCGGCTTCTCGGGGGCGTGCTCGGCCTCGAGCTCGGCGACGAGCGCGTCGGCCTCGTCGATCTTCTCGAGCAGCGGTTCGTACTCGGCGTACATCGCGGGGTCGCGGAAGATCGTGACCTTCGTCTGCACGTAGGAAACGCCGTCGATCCAGTCCTCGACGGCGACGTCCACGCGATCGGTGGTGTCCATGCTCAAGGGGTCCTCCACGGGTGCTTACGGGTCACGGTTGGTACCTGCCGGGCCCCGACCCGTGAACGGGGCCCGGCAGGTGGTCGTGCAGGTCAGGCGAGGCCGTGCACGGCGAGCACGCGCTGCACGCGCGCCGCGTCGGCTCCGGCCGGGTTGACCTTCCAGGACGCGAGCGCGGTGCGGGCGTCCTCGCCGGTGATGCCGTGCTCGGCGAGCACGGCCAGGGCATCGTCGTCCGTCACGTCAGGCCCCGGCGGCGACGGCGCCCTTGTAGCGCCGCTGAACGCCGAGCGGGATGACCTTCTTGATGAACCCGCCGGTGTCGCTCGGGTCCTGGGGCTCGTCGGTGATGACGTGCCAGAGGGTGTACTCGTCCGTCGCGACCCACGGGTCGTCGTGCGGCTTGCCCTCCCGGACCGCGAGGTACAGGTGGGTGCCCTTCTCCTTCGCGAGCGCCCACACGAAGTCCTCGGTGGTGTCGGGCACGCCGGTCTCGTCGTAGTACCGGAACGGCGTCATGTTGCCCTCGAAGTTCGAGGCCCCGTAGGCGACCGCGTTGGAGTCCGAGCAGAGCTCGGTGTCCGGGACGGTGTCCGACGCGACGGCGGACAGCCGGAAGTCGGACTTCAGGACGTTGCACTGGATGTCCTTGCCGGCGGTCAGCTCGGTGACCGTGGCGGCCTCCGGGTCGGCCGGCAGGTTGGTCAGCGACGTGACCTTCTTCTTCGCGTCAGCGAGGGTCTTCGGCACAGGGGATCACTCCTTCTTGTCGTCCCCGGTGGCCGGGGCCTCGTTGGGTGCCGCCTCGGCGGCCTTGCGCCCCGACGCTTTCGCGCGGGGAGTGCGGGACAGGAAGCGGCCGATCACCGGGTGGTCGATGTGGTGCTCGGGGACGAAGTGGGGCAGCTTCTTGCCGGTGCGGGTGTCATACGCCGGGACGAATTTCGCCATGGCGCACCTCCTCATCAGGTCGAGGTCGGGACGGACTCGATGCGGTACTGGTCGGCCTGGAACGCCGGGTGCCGGCTCGAGCTGGGCAGGGTGACGTCGCGGTCGACGTCGGCGGACGCGAACCGTTCCCAGCGGATCGACGCCGCACGGTCGGGCACGGCGAGCGGGATCGGTCCGCGCGGCCCGAGGGTGCGCATCGCGTTCCGCGCGAGCACGCCCGCCTGTTCGGGGTTCACGCCGACGGACGTGACGCCGACGAGGAAGGACGTGTGCTCGTTCGTCTCGCACAGCGCGACGTCGGGCCCAGGCGCGCCGGCCGACGGCCACACGAGGTAGTAGGGGTAGACGAGCGGCGCCTCGGCGCCGTTGACGTACCCAACGGCGTCGACGAGGTAGACGTCGCGCCCCAGCGACTCGAGCGCCGTCTTCACGGCCTGCAGGTGCGCGAGCATCTACAGTCGCCCGGCCACGTCGGCGAGAGCCTTGAGGAACCCTGGCGCCTCGGCCTCGAGCGCGCCCTCGGGGTCAGGGACGGTGCCCCCGCCGCGTGACGTACCGAAGTAGGCGATGTTCGCGAGCGAGCCGGGCGAGCCCTTGCGGGGCCCGATCTGGGCCTCGATCACACCACCGCCGGGGCCCATGCCCGACTTCATCGAGTAGTCGATCGACCGGGCGGCACCGCGGAAATGCCGTGAGGCGGACATCTCTGAGCGCATCTGGCGCTTGATGTTGTTCGCCCCGCGGTGCACGACCGGACGGACGTCCTGCGCGAGACGCTCTCCCGCCTTGCGGAGGTCCGCGCCGAGCGCGCGCAGCTCCGTGCTGTCGAGCTCGATCACGTAGGCACCTCCTCGACGCCGAGCCGGTACGCGGTCGCGAGGCTCTTGTGGAGCAGCGCAACCACCCGGAACTTCCGGCCGGTCAGGTTCGGGTCCATCAGGGCCGTGGTGACCGTGACGACGTCGCCCACCGCCGGGGCGTAGGCGCCGACCGGGAGGTGCACGGCGTACCGCTGGACGGTGTACGTGTGGCCGCCGGCTGCCGGTGTGGCCTCCTGCGCCTCGTAGGTCTGCACCTTCGCCTTGCCGGCGTAGACCTCGACCTCGGGCTGCACGAGGTCGCCCGTGATCGGGTCGACCACCAGCGCGCCGAGCCGCGCCACCCGGACGGCGTCGACCATGAGCTTCGCGGCGGACCGGCG